TCGACTCTTGCAGCCACCGAAAGGTTTCTAGGATCGGAAAAATCAATATTTTCTGTCAATATGAAGTTCTCGCCATTTTGAGATGAGAAAGAGGTACCTCTTTTCAAAATCGGTAGATATCTTGAATCTGTACCGAGACCCGCGCTGGATGCAGGAACAAGAATGAATACGGCAACCTGACCGTATGTTGAATCGCGGCCGGTGAACTTATAGCCTAGAGCACGACCATGACGCACCACATTTCCAAACTGAAATGCGGTGTCAAGGAATGCTTCGTTAACATTATAGTCCAAATAGAAGGAGAGTTGATCTCCGATGTATGAAACAGCGTCGAGCATCAGTGAACCAAAAGAGGCCTCACTAAAGTCTTGAAAGCTGTCTGGGTAAAATCTTTCTGCGATGCCCATCAAATCGTCGCGAATTGTTTCAAAATCACGATGAGTATAGTCAATCGGCATTATTTTTTTCTGTATTTTAGGCATTCAAAATTTCCTTACTTTAAATAGTAAACTCTAGCAAATCTGAGATATTTATGGACGGTACCGAATATTTGATACTTATCTGTAGTGTGTTGAGATCAACGTGTTCGGTGATAAAATTAATTTCTTCAATTACAATTACGGGCAAGTATATTGATGTTTGTTCCATTATGTTGGCTTCAATATCGTCAAACGTACTCTGAGTGAACCCAGAAAAAAGATATGATTTAAGCCCGACACCAAAGCTTGGCTCCATAACTCTTTCGCCGCGCTCAGTTAACAGAAGCATCTTGAAATTCTGCTTTATAAGCGTGTGAAAGTCCTTAATCATGGTGAAGCCGTCACCGCTATCTCTGGTAATCGGCAATTTAACCGCCAATGAAGCCATTTTTAGTCCTCACTATAAATACTATGAATCTTTCTTTTTGCACATTTCACCGTTCTCATTAAACGGATTAGATTTTAATCTTCTTGTTTGCCACCATGGCAAAATTGCTCTAGAGGGGTCAATCTTGAACCTTTCTTTCATTTGCTGTACGTATTCTTTGGTAAGAGTACCCATCTCTTCGTCGGCCATTGAGTCAAACTCCCGCGATCTATAGTGTACACGGAAAAGCCTCTTAATTGCAGACGCAGAATGCCTTAAGGCCTTCTTATCCCAGTTGTCCCAAGCCATGTGACTAAAAAGGCCGCCGGCTTTAAGGCGGTCGCCCTCGGCAGCCCAACCAGGCGCATATTTTAAGGTTGCCCCTTCGACCGTGGTAACAGTTTCTGTGCTCTCAAAGCCAAGCCAGTCTTCTCGGGTGACGTCGACGGACCCGAGTTCTAGCTCAGCATATGCTCCCGGCTTTATATCGGCACTCGAATTTGTCTCGGGATCAGACCATGTGACTTCATGGAAAAGGTCTCCATAGAGGGCGCCCTCGGCGACCGTTACTTCTCCAATAGATGGCATAAAGCCCATATCTTGATAAATAGCCATTATTGATAACACCTTCTTGAAGGAAAATGCATAATTCGTAACAAGTTTAAACTTCTGGTCTTCCTTGAGTTTTGCCAGCAAGCAATACAAGATCTTGCTATTGGCTTCAATACCTGTAAATGCGGTAACCGGAACATCTAATGCATCTATCTCTATGTTCGATATCGAATAGTCTGTACCATTGATTGTCATACCGAAATCCAAACCATACCGCACACCCAGTTCGCCCTCGATGCCAATCTGGACATCCTCATCATTTGTTACAATTCTCATTGTTCCAGGGAAGCTTAATGATATGGGGCCACTACCAGCAGCCTTGACTTTGGCAACAGCCGCGGCATTAGACAGCCTCTCGTTATCTACCTTAATATACTTATACATGTAAAATGGTTGTTCACTGCTTAGCCCGGCTAAGGGATCGCTGGCGCCGTCGGGGATATCTCCAAGTGCTGTGAACGTCACTTCCTGTGCGGCCTTGCCTTCCATACCTGCCTCTGGATCTGGGTAATCTTTCATCTGTACTTTTTCAACTCCCACAATTACTTTATTGGCGAATGGCCTTATTGCTTCGTGCTCTCCGTCGCTATGATATTCCCCAACCATATAAGTTGTGCTTCCATCTTGTTCATCTATATTTGCGTGATAATATCCAACATATGCAGAGCCATCCGGTAACGAGAACTCGTTTCCATCTGTATAAAATGGCCCGGGCCACCCCCATCCAAGGCCGGCAGGATCAGGCTCTTCTTTCGTTGGAAGACCAGCAACAGCCTCTATCACTGTGCCTTGAAGGTTGAGTTCATTGTCGCCTAAAGCAGTAAAATTGGCCATGTAGTAATAGTCCAAGTCATATACTTCGGGGGCCATGTCAAAGTTTTCTAGGGTTTTTGAGTACTTGTTACCCATAAACTGCAGCTGTTCATTGACCAGCTCTTTAAGAATCAGCTTTGCGTCTTCCTGCGTTCTGTATATTGCTTCCAGATTTCTGCTTTCTCTGTAGCTTTTTAAGGTTTCAAACCAGCTAGCTTCGCCGCTGTACTTAGCGTTCATCAATTCATTACCATAAGGATAGTTAAACCTTTCTTGATAATCGTTTAGTCTTTCTAACGCATCCATCACGTGTTTTGGTACTTCTTCTTCCGCAATATCGCCGCTATCAATTCTGCGACCATATGTTTGTACTGCCTGTTCCAAAAATGCAAACCAAAATTCATTATCTGAGAATGGGCTCCACAAGGACGTGGAGTCCCTGAAGTCTTCCTCCATGATTTCAACAACGTAAGAGGCATATATATTACTATAGTTATCCGGAAATTTGGGGGCAAACTTAGTAAACAGTGGGAGTCCCTTTATAAGATGGACGCTGGCATATACCCTAATGGCCGCGGCAATAATCCCCTCGATTGTTGCCTTGGACTGTCGATGTAAAATTCTATTATATGGCCTTTCATCAACACAATCTGGATCTCCTCTAAGACGTACGTCATCAGCCAGGGTCGGATATACCTCGCTTATTTTTGAAGCTATTTGATCAAAGTCCACAGCATTCGTTGAAGACGGATCGCACGGACTTAGTTCTGGAAACAGAACCTCAATCAAGCCTGAGTATCCGGCAGCTTTTCGGGGTCTAACGTATATCGGTGGCTGCATATATGAGCCACCATATTGAGTTGGATTGAGGAAAAAGACTCTTGTATTTTGAGGGTGTGTTCCATTTTGTTCATTAATATACTGGTTTCTGCTCTTTCCTAATATCATGTCATCTTCTACTAATGGACGCTGGTCTGGGAGTTCTTCACCATTTGAATCATAATCTTTGACCGTTTTTTCAGAATATAAATCACCATTTTCATCCACATAATCAAAGTCAGTTATGTCCAGATCATCGAACGACATTCCATATTCCCAAGCTTTTGTGTTGCTTCCTATTTCTCTAGCAACAGCAGCAAATTGTGCTTCCATAAAGGCATCATATTTATCTTTGATGGTTGACTTACTTACTTTGGCATTGAACAAGTCATGCAACATATTAACTTGTGGGGAGTAGGGGTCTTGGCGCATAAAACTCTGACTTAAAGATGGAAAATTGTCTATTGATAAAAGTTCACCCTTATCAGGATCAGGGAAATATAAGGAGTCAAGGCCGTTGTCAACTGCTATAAACTCGGACTTTCTATGGCGCAGGATATCGTCTGTGTCCGACACAGTGGGACCGGCGGAGGTTTTAGTCGCGGTGCCGNNNNCGTCGTACCCGAAGACATCTGGGGGTGGGGGACGGGTAGTGCTGGTGGTTGTTGCATTTTGATTGTAAAATTCAGTGAGGTATATTCTTACGTTATCATCTGGTCTGTTCGCATACGAGCCAGCCACCGAAGTTTCTACCATGTCAGAAAAATATGCATTTACTCTAAACATATAACTCCAAGAGGAAGGCTTGAGCAACGGTGCGTTTAAGCCCATACGATAGCCTCTGGAATTGTCTTTAAAATCAAGTGCGATATCTGGCTGATCTTTACGGGGCATTTTTATAAACCACAAGTTCTCTTGATCCCAATCTGGCGCCGTCCTTACATTATATCCCATGTCAGGTACATCTGTTAGCTCTACATCAGAAGTAGTGAAGAGGCTGTCGAACCCTAGGTTACTAAAGCTGACTGGCCACTTCTCTATTGCGCGCGGAGTATTGGTGCTTTCGAAGGCCATGGTCTCTTTAAGGTCCTCCGTTATTCTACCCAGCTTCAAACGCGAGTCTACTTCTAAACCTGCGGCCGCTCTATACTGATACATCAGCCATTCAGCAACATATTTAGGATATGCGCCGCGTTGACTAGGAAGGCCAGCAACGGGAACACTCATAGCTTGCTCGACGGTGTTCTTGGTCATCCAACTGTTGTCTACATTTAAATAAAAGTCAACATAGTCTGAATCGCCGGCTACATCCACTTGATGCCTGGTAAATGGGTTACCCATCGTATCGGATAGAACCATATTCAAGAAGCCCCATGAAGAGTCGACTCCGCCCCAGAGCCAGCCCATGAAACCGCCCGAACCAAGCATATCTCTTGCATATGCTTGCTGGATCTTGTTAAGGTCTCCTTGAATGTTATTGTTGGCCGTGTTGATGGTACCCTCGGGCTCAAATGGCAAAATACCATTATTGCACCCCGGATCCGATTGAAGCGGTGGCATCTGCTCCATGACCGACGGACCAATTCCTTTCTGCATTAAGCTACTAACGGTGTCCAAATCATCCAACATCGTGCCGCGCCAATTGTCAAACATCTCGTTACACTGTTCAGGAGTAGCGCGGCCTTCTAATAGTTGACACCTTAAAGCCTTGAAATTCTCCATTTGGTCTGGAGTGGCGCAAAGAGTCGGGTTTGCTGGGTCGAGGGCTGCCTCGGCGCCGAGAGTTTCCAGAGCCAAATCCATATCATCTCTTAACTGAGCCGGGATCAGGAAGCCAATATTTTCGAAGAATCGACCGATAGATCGCTTATTTGGAAGTGCATCCCGGTATTCTGGATATCCATTTTCAACAATTTGGTCTGCAATTATCAGGAATGTTTCTGAAGGTTTGCCCAAAACCGCGGACGACATCTCGGCTTGTGTGGCTGCGGCCGACAAGTCTTCAGCAAATGTAAGGGCTCTTTCGGGATTTGTAAATGCTTGGCCACCAACACCCAGGTTGGCTATCAACTGTACAACTGTATCTTCTACTTCTTGTGTGGGAGTTTCTGGCCCGCAGATTGAATCTTTAATAATATCTGTCAGAGTGGTGGTACCGGCTATCTGTGCTGGCAGTGACGCAACAAANTGTCCTGCAATTTCCAGNGCCTTACAGATGGCTTTACCAAGAAGCTCACATACCTTGACAATTATCATTACTTGAAGTTTGAATATTAACTCACGGAGCTTTGTTTTCAAATATTCGAACAGTTTTCCCCATGGATCCACCACAATGGGGTACCACCAACCTGGCCACATCAAACGCGGCATCGTAATTTCGGCATTATTTCTACAAAATGGAAGTGTAATACTTTTTACGAAGTCATCGAGGCCTGGGTTAAATAATGGTGGTCTCGGGCAGTCTATCGATGTAATAAGGAACGATATGATTTGAGCACCAGGGAAATCGTTCAGCTTATCTAATAGGGCCAAATAGTTTTCTGAATATTCTTCCAACAATGCAAGGATATAGGCTTGAAAAATATTGTTCGGGTCAAGGCCCTGCTCTTTTGCCACTGAAGCGACATCCAAAGACTTTGCAATAGTCCTTCTAGTTTCGCTTGCTTGATTTTCAGCCATCTTCTGCAGATTTCTTTCCATGGGTGATACGATGACCACCTCGTTGCCGCCAACCGGGTTTTCCTTGGCGCGGGCTTTCTGTGCTGCGACGAGTTCCGGGTATTCCCAGGGCTTGGTGAACGAGACCTTTCCGAAGAACCTGTTTCCACTTTCTTTTTGCTCTGCCTTTTCTTTAGCTTCAACCCTTGCGCGCTCATCGGCGGTCATGTGCGACTTTTCGTCACTTGTGTATGTTCTGGTCCAGTCTTTGGTGGTTTTCCCCTCTTCTAGGTTTCTCCTAACCAGTTCATCAAGTTTCTTTTGTTTCTCGGGGGACAGGCCAACAAATAATTTTCCAAAATCGTCATAAGTCATCGCAGAAAGAGCGTTCTTTAACATTATACCCAGAGCCTTTTCCAGAGACAAACCCTTGGTCAGACACTCAACTGTCGACACTAAAAGGTCAAACATCCCGCAAACTTTAATTCTTTCAAACGACATAGCCGAAATTTGATCTTCTAAATCTCCTACCGACTGAGCCTCTCCTTTTACACCCATCATCATTCTCGTACAAAAATGAGCGAATACCTGATCACGGGGGTCGATCTCTTTATTTGCTTGCATAAGTGCTGCTGACCACATGGTGGTTTTTTTCTTGGGTTCTTTCTTGTTTTTCTTAGGTGGGGCTGGTGGAGGTTTCTTGCCCTGACGTGGCTGTGGTGCGGGGTCGCCACCCTGTGCACCTACGCCTTGGCCTACTTCCTTTTTATCTTCGTTAACTGCATCTTTATCTGTTTGGCATAGGCTAGCATGAAATTCATAGGCTACGGCGTCTCCGATAGTAAACATTTGATCTAAAACGAATTGGCCTAATTGTTTTCCTTCGTTAGCTAAAGCATTTGCAACACATGTGGTGGTACTGGTTTCGCCGCTGGGCATTATTTGGCCGGCGCCGGGGCCGACGGTGTGAAGCTTGGGATATGTATACTTCTGAACCATTTCAAGCCATGGTTGCTCTTGGCGCGCCTTTAGATCTGAGGCTATCTCCGATAGTTTCATAAAATACGCGACCGCAGTGGAATCTCGCCAACCGGGCATCGTGGCTAGCCCCTCAACTCTATCCTTACCAAACTCTATGGGCATCTCATTACACATGTCGGTCCAAATTGTTATTTTCTTAAGTTTATATTCACCCGTCACTGTGAATTCTATGTGTTCAACATTTTGAGATGTTAGACCCCAGGTGCCCGTATTTGGTATATTGTACCCTCGCTCATTGAGCCAGCTATCTAACTCCGTTTGCACGATACTTACTTGCCCATACATATCAAATGGTCCCGCATCTCCGTAATCTTCTAAGTTAAATATCCTTCCTGAATCCTTAAATACCAAGTTCGAGCTTTCTAGCATTCGATATACCTTTAAGTATCTGTTCCACAAATGAAGGCCTTTTCGTACTGTTATTTGGTCTTTTACCATATCTCCAACCGCATATTTAACGGTTTGATCACCGAGTTCGGCCTCATCATCTTCTTGTTCAGGTGGTGCGTCTGGTAGATCTTCAAGCACACTATATTCTACTGAGTATAACAGCTGGACATAGGAGCCCGGATTTGGTGCTAAATAATATTCGGTTTTTTCAAGAGCATCGCTAATTTTTTGAACCGACTCGTCTGATTTATCCTTCCCTTTCCAATCTAAAAGCGCGCGAATGGCGCCCTTTCTTGGCTCTCCTTTACGATAAGGAACTGACTGTAGCCAGTCTGGCGGCAGTGAGTGATCGGCATTATTGTCCCACTCGGAGGCATAGTGTTCCCATATATTATCCAACGCTTCGGCGGCGGCCTTTTTGGTTGCACCCGCTTTGTAACCCAAAGTCTTTTCTTTGGTCATATATGAAATTTGATATTTACATAACTTTTCATTTAAAAAGGGTTGTGATTGGTTCCTAGCTTTCCAATCTGGGACAGAGGCGTTTGGATTGGGGGAGCACGGTAAACATGTATTAACTCTTGGTTTTGCCGGTTCTGGGCATACATCTGGCAACATATCCCCATTTGCGTCTTGCCACTTTAAAAATTTTGATTCTTCAGCCATTTCTTGTTGTCCTAATTTGTTTTAACATTTCTGCTCCATATACACTTATATCCGAATGGACTTAGGTGATTATATTCCCAGATATTTAATTCTCCACGAAGATTATAGATAGATAAATTTCCTTGTATCATACTTTTTAGATTAACGACTGCCGCAGGAATGGAAAGACCAGGAAGAGAGCCCACCGTGCCTCCAAGTTGTTCGAGTGCCTCGGCTAGGTTATTGCATACCCCCATGGTCTTGTCTAAAAGTGCCCCTAGCTCGCGGAAGGCGTCTCTAGAATTATATCCTAGTGCCACACCTTGCAAACCGGGGACTATCTCTGTGCGGGGTGGGTCGAGACGTTTCATCTTTCTATTTGTAACCTTATTACCCGCGATGAATTCGATGGCGGGTGCGGGCTGAACTATCTTTCCGCCATGGGATGTTGGTTCACCGGCAGTCCAGCCCTCGACGCCCTGAGATGGTCCAGTAACTATTTTAACGGACTCGCGCCCTATAATCCTTACGGCATCGGCTTTTACTGCTACTGCTGAGCGTGCAATTGCTTGTGGGGACACACCACGCGCAAGACCAAAATAATGATCGATGTCAGCCAATTGAGAGATATAGATACGTGCAGCATCTGCCGCAAAATCATTGTTAATCCATGATGGGACTTTCGGGCCCTTGCCCTCTCTAGCAGAGGCATGGCGGCCGACCACTAAATCAATTGAGGCAGCCTTGTCAGCACCCCAGGCGCCATAGCCAGACGCAAGACTATCTGGTCGATCAGTTCCTAATACAATCCATGCTCCCATGCTAGTCATGATTTTCTCATTTTGAGCTTTTACATAATTAACACCACCGGTTGAGCCAACAATATTATCAGATTTGAGAATTGTATGATAAAGGCCGCTCTTTGGGGGGAGTGACTGCGCATCTTTAATGCGAGGATCGATACCGCGGGCCTGTCCGCCGGCGCTACCTACAACCCCTACCCTAGCGCGTTCTTCAGCAATCTCTGCTGCCGTGTCCGGATCCTGAGTTGCAGTAATAGCACCTTGGGTTTCTTTTATGTATTCAACTGCTGCTGAGGCTTGCTCTGCATTAGAAGGACCTTTTAGTTTTTGTGGGTCGTCGTTTCCTGTTCCCATATATACTCCTGGTAGTAAATATTATAGTTTATAATTATTACTTGTTTAAATTATTAGGTTTTTTATCCTGCCTCATACGAGACAATCGTGCCACTAGAATCAAGTTTTACCCATTCTTTACTTCCACCCGACGTCGATGCCGCGGCCTCGGTAGCCACAAGAGTGCCGAGGAGACCCTTAGCCAGGTTGGCGGGGTCGAGGATGGGATCGCGGGCGAACCACGACCATCCTGGGTGTTTTCCTTGGGTGGTGCTGTCATAAACGGTCTGTGTTGGTGGTGGGGCTGCTGTGGAATTATTGTACAGCGTCACAGCTTTATCCCAATTCGCTGCTTTTCCTTGCATTTTGCTTAAATCCTTAATTCTCTCTCTCTTATCGCTAGGGCTAAGCCACCTTAATGTGTGGAGTTTTGCAAAATCAATTCCATTATCAATGGTCGTAAAATGTAATTTTTTTCCGGCTTCGTCTTTGTCCCCTCTCTTAGATATGGTTTCAGAAACGAACTTCACACTATTTTCAGTGCTGGCAAATGCAGCAAACCACCGGTTTGTTTCTGCTCTATTTCCAGAACCACCGGCGCCTTCCGTTGAAGGAACGGCGCATTTAATATAGCTGCGGCCTGGGGCGCCCCACTTGGCGCCGTGATCCGCCATAATACCAAAATGATTATAATTGAAGCCACCAATCATACTTCCTGCTGGTTGTTCTGTGATGGCCATGGCTATAATACTCTTCGCAACACTGGCGTTTGCTACGTTAGCTTTAACTATATCAGCTAGCGCGGCCAATGATATTTTAGTCTGTCGTTTTTCTGGGGCACATGTTGTGTATGACGCAGTACTAGTATCTTTGAGTGGCACCGTCTGTCCCGGCGCTGCAGCTATTGTCCCTGGTGTTGGGGAACCCCATTCACCCACAAGGCCAACTAAGCTTGCACATTCGGCGCTGCCGGCGGCAGGATCTTCTTTACTGGAAATGCTTAAAAACCTACCATATTCAAGATTGTATATTTCTCTGCTCTTTTCTAATTCGACTAGGACAATATCGCCGCGGGAAACCGGGTCAACTTCGACCACGTTTGTGCTAATAAATGTTGTGTGTAAAGCGATTACCCTATATGCCGCACTATCGTCCGGAGTAAATGATGGATCACACGGGTCCGGAATAAATGAATGTGGTGAGTTAGCACCTACAATCCGAGCTTTAAAGGCATATCTTTCTTTTCCGGGGGCACCGGTTGACCCACCATCAATGGCCATGGCCTCGGCTGATGATAGTGGAAACATGTCCGTTAGCGCCCGGGCATAAAACTTAGTCTTTCCAGCATAGGTGTCGCCCTGAAAGGCGCGGCGGAAGGCCTTGCCATATAGATCTATTGCTCCCATGTTATCTGTAAATATTGTCCAGTCTTGTAGTTCTCTATTTGACATAAGTTGTTTATCCTATTGTAATGCCCTTGGTAGCTAATAATGCCACTGCTTCCGGGTTGGCTCTGATGGAATTTCTAGCATTATTAATGGCTGCGGCCACCTCTTCTGCAGACCTATGTGCTGCATTTTTTCCGGCGCGTAAATTCATATATGCTGTAGATCCGCGAGGGACCGTTTGCATGTTATATTTCTTGCTAGTTCTAAGACTGTTATATTTCCCGTCGAGCCACGCGCCGGGGGCCGGCATTGGCAGCGATGCCCACTCGAAAGCAATCTCAAATGCCGCCAAACATTCTTGATCATGTATACCCAATATATAGCCTCCTAACCATTTGCGGCGCCCCATCATCAAATAGGCCCCAACCGCATTTTGTACAGTTGGTGAAAAAACTGTACTATCCGAAATACCCGCTGCCCTAGTGCTGCTTTTAAATGTAGAGGGAATCCACTGCATTTTTCCTACAGCCATGACACGGCGGGCTGCCTGCAGGCCTTTAATTTCTCCGACAGTCATTTCCGATATTGGCTTGCCAAACATTGTTTTACACTTCGAGCGCGGCGTATCGCCGGCGTTACCGCGGTTACATGAATCATAGCCACCCTCTTTTGCTCCAATAAAATCGAAGAGAGGTTTTAGGGCTTGATATATGATCCCCCATTCTCTATACGACAAACTCGGAATTGTTGGGCGCGGTACCGCAGCAAACGAACATTGAGTCTGAGTGTACGGTACCGGGCCCGAAGCTCCATCTTTGCCAACTGGCGCAATGGTCTGCGCTGAGCCGACGTGGTTGGTGGGTCCTCCCCAGTTTCCTACAAGGTTTACAAGGCTGGAACATTCTGCTGTGGCTGAGCCGGATGTTGGGGCTTCATGAGAACTAACACTTACAAACCTACCATACTCTAAATCATATGAATGGTCGCTTCTATCTACTTCAACCACAACAATGTCTCCCCGTGTTACATTCTCACCGGAATCTGCTGTATTACTTAAAAAGGTAGTGTGTAAAGCGATCTGTCTATATGTTGCATTTTCATCTATCAAAAGCGACGGATCGCACGGATCCGGAATAAATGAATGTGGTGAGTTCTCTCCTATTATTCTTGCTTTAAAGCCATACCTTGCACTACCATTTCCACCAGTCGATCCACCATCGATGGCCATAACTTCGCTTGTAGACAGCTCAAACATATCAGTTAGGGCCCGGGCCTTAAACCGTGTACGAGCCGTGTAAGAGTCATACCCCATACTTCTTCGTAATGTTGTCCCAAAAAGATCAAGGGCGCCCATATCGTCGCTAAATGTTGACCAATCAATTTTTTCTCTAGACACTCTTAAGCACCTCCACTCTTCTTCCACCGCCATCTCCACTTAGTTTTTTCCTTATTGGTGTACTCCCAGTAGCCTTTCTCTCGCATTTGCTCCCATTGGGGGTCGCCGGCGGCCAGTGTAGGGGATACCACATACACAAACTGGAAGTGTTTACTTTTACAGGCCGCACAAGATGTTGCCCGGGTTCCGGCTGCGCAGAATTCATCGGCTGGGTAAAAGGCGTCTAAATATGCCACGTAGCCCAGGTCACCACTACTACATATATATTTTTTCCAACTATTGAAACGTGTAGCGTAGTCCCACAAGGCTTCCTTACCGCCAATGTTCGGTATGCCGCGGGCTTCATCTCCTAGACGGTTTTCTTTTTGGATCCATGCTGCTACAACAAAACCTGTTCGATCAGCACCGTGAGTACAGTGTACTAAAGTATTTCCCTCATCAAACCACTCATTACAGTCTGAAACACTCCTAGTGTAGCCTTTTCCGCGCTTGAAACCAGCATGGGCACTAATTTTCTTAACCTGAACTGCTGGGTTGATGTATTTGGCGAATTCTTCTTCTAAATCTATACCGACGCAAAGACCAGTTTGAGAGTCATAGCTATATTTTAAGTCTCCCCCACTAGAGCCATTGAGTCTTATAATCTTGTTGATCTTGTGTGTCTCTATGAAAGTTCTCAACTCTCCAAGATCAGGTTGTTGATACCTCCAATTTCCATTGCCAAACATTTCAGCCTGACTACTTTTATCAAACGCCTTTTTCTGAACTGATGAAAAAAATCTTCTCGTTTCTGCGGTTACCTTGCTTTGGCTGCCACACCTCGTTTTACTACGGTCGAGGCCGGCCCTAGGGCTGTCAGGAGAATATAACTCGCCAGGCGGGACTGGTGGGCCGCCGCTACGAATGGCTGGACCACCAATATTAAATGGCTGATGTGTTATTTCACCGAACAAGCTTACCAAGGCAGAACACTGATCACTAGAGCCAGCTGTGGGATCTTCTACGTTAATTAGCTCCTCAAAGGTTCCATATTTTAAATCATATGATTGGCCAGATCTCCGTAATTTAACCAAAACAACATCACCTCTTGTAACCGGGGTTGCTTTTGTTGTCGACGTCGACAAGAATGTAGTGTGCAAATCAATAACCCTCCAAGTTTCCCCCGCATTCGACGACCATGTTGGATCGCATGGGTTTGGAAGAAGCCAATGTGGTGAGTTCTCCCCCACGATACGACCTTTAAAAGCTAACCGGGCTGCTGCTCCGCCGGCTGGATCGGTTGAGCCGCCATCAATTGCCATTGCTTCACTGGAGGCCAGTTCGTATGTATCCGAGAGTGCTATTGCCTTAAAGGTATCTTTATCGCTATATTTCGCCGGTGCCATACCCCAGCGAATCATGTGACCAACTAGATCAAGTGCATCTTCATTGTCTGTGAATGCAGTCCAATCGTATAGGTTTTTATTGGCCACCTTCGGGTTCTCCAGATACTTGAATCATATCAAAAAGTTGATTCTTGTCTTCGTCAGAAAGATCGATGGATACGTTTTGATTTTTTTGTTGTATCGCTATCAGCTTAACTAGTTGCTCATTTGATCGCTGCATTGTTTCAACGTGCTTGGCAGCAACTGGGCTTAGACTTCTGTTTTGCTCGGCATCCATTGCAATTTGATTTGCAATTTCGTTCAAAAATTCTTGGGCTGACCTTCTGTCGTTTCGGATGTTCTCTAAGGCTTCGTCGATTAAGCCGCTTAAATTATTATTCTTCATAAAGCTCCGTTTTCCCAATTTTGTCTAAAGAATGAATATTTCTTTCTAAACTTCTTAAGAGAGTTCACAATCTGTTTTGTATTCAGGCCTGTTATTTCTCTCAGGTATAGATAAATAGCTTTCTTATTAAAAATCTCAATGTCCTCTTTCGATTCAAAAAGCACAATAATTGCTTGATATACTTTTAGATCGTTCTCTTTCATCTGGGATGTGTCCCACGATTTTATTTCTTCGTAAAACCGAGTCCAAAACTCTTCTTCTTCGCGGTTTGATACGTATGATTCAGTTGTCGACAGATATTCTTCTTCGTATGACTTGGATATATTGTCGTAATCAATTTCGCGGCGGTTCCTCTTTTGTTGTTTTTTAACTTTATGGATAAACCAGTTCTTTGTAATCACCGAAAAATATGAAAATGCCTTCGAACCTTTTGATGGGTCGAACTTATCCAATATGGTCATCAACCATATCTTACATTCGTCTCGCAAATAATCAATGTTTGGTAAATTTGTGAACTTGTATGTGAAAACAATTTTATCAACCATTTCATTAAATGCCGGCTGGATCCATTTAATATACAATTCTGTTCGTTCACGCTTACAGCTTGTGTTAGAATAACGAATTATTGCATTTTCATGGTCTTTCGTAAAGTAATGATTTTTTTTACGCCTCTTTACTGGCGTTGGTTTCCGTTTCAATATTGTCAATTTCTTCTTCCGTTAGTGTATATATGTGCTCAAATGTTTCTAATTGTTCGTTAAAAGAGATCGCATGATTCAATAAATTCTCAAGCGTTTGATCTCCATAGAACATCTCAAGTTCGTATACTTGATTAAGGTGTTCGGCAAATGAATCAATCATTTGTTGCAAGTCCCACAATTCCTCTGCTATAGCAAGAAGGCGCACCACTACGGCGCGAGCGTAGATAAAGAGGCCAACGTTTAATATAACTGATACAGTTAAGATTGCAGAAAGTACTATTTCAAGTCTTGTCATATTTTTTTTCTTTCATTTCCTTTTTTTGTTTTTTTAGAATTTCACGATTTTCTTCTATCTTTTCATTCGTCAAGTCGCCCGTTTGCTGCTCTTCTTCTTGATCGTTGAGCTTTTGTACAATAGGGACGCTTAATAATTTACGTAAACTATTCTTTTCTCCACAGACAGAACAATCCATTGCCTTTTCTTTAAAAGTATGAAAAATTATAGATATACGCGCGCACTTTCCGCATTCGTAGCGATATCTTGGCATATGCTACTGCTCTGCTAGAGCTTCTAATTCTTCTTCAGTTACTTTTTTATCGTTAGATACTCGCACAGTTGGTGGGTTCTTAACGACTAAACCGTTTTCGCCGCCATCTTCTAGCTTGAAACCTTTCAAAACAGGTACAATATCTGTCTGAGTCATCAAAGATTCCTGTAGTGCCAGCATGATGGCTCCCAGTGCTTGGTTTGATAAATGCATTTTTTCTCCTTTTATATTTTTTCTAGGTGTTCATTGCCTAGAGACAAAATGTCTTTATGTTCAGTTCTGTATACATCGTATACACAATATTTATTTTTTTCATATTTATATTCTTTTATTCCCATTATTATTCCCAGGCCGACATCTTTTACAAGATAGTCATCATATACGGCCTGCCATTTAACGAGATCGCCTATTTTGTGGCTCATTTGGTGAATGCCTTTAGATCTTCATCATACATCATTCTTGCCAATTCTTTAAATTTTACCTTTGGTTCCCAACCTAGTTTGTTTTTTGCCTTGGTTGCGTCTCCTAATAAAAGTGGAACTTCGTGTGGCCTAAATAGTCGCTCATCAATTTCAACATGATCTTCTATGTTTAAGCCAGCATGTGTGAATACTTCCTCTAAAAATTCTCTTACGGTATGTGTCTCGCCTGTGGCTATTACATAGTCATCTGGAGTCTCTTGCTGCAACATGAGCCACATGACTTCCACATAGTCGCCGGCAAAGCCCCAGTCTCTTTTTGCATCCAGATTCCCAAGGTATAACTTATCTTGTAAACCCAAATTGATCTTGGCTGCTGCTTGTGTAATCTTGCGTGTCACAAATGTTTCGCCGCGGCGCGGGGACTCGTGGTTAAAAAGGATCCCACTAGAAATATGCATATCGTAGCTTTCGCGGTAATTTCTGCATACGTTGTGGGCGAACACCTTTGAACACGCATACGGGCTGGCCGGCATCAAACGTGTTGTTTCGCTTTGTGGGTGGGTCGGGTTGTCTCCAAACATTTCTGATGACGATGCTTGATATACCTTGGTATTCGGACAAATGTTTCTAACTGCTTCTAACAGCTTTAAGGTGCCCATAGCAACAATATCGGCTGTTTCTTCTGGGGTCTCGAAAGAAACTCTGACGTGTGACTGGGCAGCCAAATTATAAATTTCATCTGGTTCGTGTTCAAGCAACAACCTATATATCGCTCCGGAATCAGTCATGTTACCATAACAAAGCTCAAAGTTTGGGTGGCTAAATATGTGGTCGATCCTGCCGGTGGATATTGTGGACGTCCTTCTTTTGACTCCTACAACTTTATATCCTTTTTCTAATAATAATTCGGCCAAATAAGAGCCGTCTTGTCCAGTTACCCCTGTAACTAACGCTGTTTTATTCGCCATTGATGCCTCTGTTTTCTTCGTACCATTCGTATGCCTTTTTAACACCCTCAGCAAACGGGGTAAATTCAAAATCACCGATCAGGTTTAACAAATATTCATTGCTGCCGTCTTTTCTAAACTGGCCGTCCAACTTATCATTAAACTTTATTTGAACGTCTTTGTCGAGTTGCTCTCTTAATATGTTGATCATTTCTAATATCGAAAAGTTTTCGTGCGGGCTAACAATTACAGGAACGTCGCTATGATGCTTCTCTAACAGTAATGGAATTATTTTTGCCAGATCGTCCACATATATTTCTTGTCTTAGCGCCTTGCCTGTTCCCCAAAATTCTAAAATATCTCTGTCGGATGCCTCGTAAAACTTTCTAATCAGCGCAGGGACAAAATGTGAACTATCGTAATCAAAGTTGTCCTCGGGCCCGTAAATATTAGATGGACAAAATGTTGAGTAATCTAGCCCATATTGTTTTCTATACGAATCTATTTGAATATACAAAGAACGCTTAGAGTAGCCATAGGAAAGGTTGGTCTTTTCCGGCGGACCAGATAAAATATCCTTTTCGGTCAATGGATACTCTTTCGCCACGTTTGGAAACGTGCACGTACTTAAAGCAGCCAATATTCTTTTGACACCATGAAGGTATCCTTGGTGAACAACATTTGTGTTGATCATTGTATTCAAATAATGAAACTCTGCTGGCCTTGAATTGTTTGCCTTAATTCCGCCAACTTTGCCGGCCATATGTATAACGGCATCGGGCTGTAACTCTTGATACATTCTTTTGCAGTCTTCGGTTGAAACCAGATCATAATCTTTTGATGACAGATATATCCAGTCTGGCTTTATCTTTGCTAGCCTCTTGCCAACAAAACCGGTACCGCCCGTGACAACAACTTTCATAATTTTGTCTCTCCATCTTTATGAACGACATGTGGATACGGCATCGGAAAAAGCAGTTTGCCACCATTTAAAATGTATTCTTTTTCTCTGGCTACAATCTCGCTTTTAAAATACCATGGTAAAACAAGCATATAGCTGGGGTTTAGTTCTCGGGCGTGTTCTTCTGAGATTAACTCTATGTCGGTGCCGAGGGTTTTTAGGCCAACTTTTTCAGGGTTACGCTCACTTATGTATGGAATGGTTTCTTTTCCAATTCCAAATAATTGCAAAAGCATGTTTCCCTTCGTTGAAGCGCCTAGGCCGAGAACAGTGTTCCCGTTTTTAAGTTCAACACCGATGGTGTTCTTAATTTTGTTTTTTAAGCTTAAAATCTCTTCGTGAAAATCGATGTATGTTTCCTTATCAAATAGATTCATTTGCTTTTCAATATCTATTAGTTCTTTAAAGCTGTCAGTCTTTTCAATTTTGCGGTCAAGATGTGTGATCATAACACGGACGCTTCCTCCATTAACATCATTTTCAGCAGCATCAAAAATTTCTAACCCATTTTGTTTCATTAGGTAATTCAATGTATGCAGAGAATAATACTCCAAATGCTCATTACAAATATCGTAAAAGTTTATATTCTTCAACATTAAGGGCAAGTAACTTAACTGAATACACCATACCCCCTCTTCATGGAGCAGCGACTTAACATCAGCTACAAAACTGTTTGGATCATCTAGGTCATAAAACATCGCACAAGAAGTGAAAATCTTAACTTTCTTATCTTTTAGTGTATCATTTAATACATCTTGTGAAAAATAGTTATTAACAATTTTAATGCTTGGGTCCACACCCTCCCAAGAAATGTTTTGGGCTGGCTCGACCCCGATCCGCGTTAAACCAGAAGGAAAATATCCAATCATTGTGCAATCGTTTGCACCAATATCAACCACAACATCGTTGTCTTCTAAGCGTGCTCTTTCTACAACGTCATCAACAACATTTCTCAAATCTTTACGCATCGTATCACTTACAGAAGAGCGATAAAAATATTCACGATACAAGTAATCAGGTTCTACGGTTTCCTTAAGCTGCAGCAATCCGCATGCATCGGCATTGTTACTTCTGTCACACAGTACAAGGGTTTGTGGTACTCGTATATCTGCTAGTGGATTATTTTCGTTGGTCTCAACAAATGTAGGTGATAGGTATTGCTCTTCGATGCTCACCACCGCAGTTAAATCCGCCGAACCACACACTCTACAGTGTTGAATATTCTTGTACACTTTTGTCATTTAATCCCCTTTTAAAATCCTATAACTATCACTATCAAAATGTTGCGTTGAAAATTCAAACAACTCTGAGTCTTCTAGAGCAACCATTTGATGACGAAGTCCCCGATATACATGAAAATTTTCTCCAGGGCTCAATATTTTCTGTTTGGCCTTCGATATATCACTTCCATCTGAGTAATATATCATCATTTTTCCCGACTGTAAATAAAAAACTTCGTCCTTAAGTACATGATAATGCCACGAACATCGCTTGCCCGCGTCAAAATATAGCAACTTGCCACAATATTCAGGTTTGTTTACAATCCACCTTTCGTATCCCCAGCCTTTTTTAACATAGTTCATCGGAAGATACATTTCGTTGTTATCTCCCTACCAAACACTCTTTCCACCATCGATGATAAGATTTTCGCCGGTCATATAGCTGCTAGCGTTCGAACAGAGAAATACAATAGCCCCTTTGTATTCATCAATGTGAGACATGCGATTCATTGGAATAATATTTGTGAGTTTTTCAACAAACTCTTCAGGGTGATTGTTATACACAGCAGTGGGGCTTAAGCAATTAACACGAATACCGCGAGTTGCAAAATAAACTGCAAGGTATTTGGTCATGCCTATAATGGCCCACTTCGCAGCAGAATAGGTTATGGGCTTGACATTCTGCTGTTCCTCGGCAAGACCCTCTTTGCGATATAAACGCTGGTCAGGGGCAATTACGCCCAAATCAGATGCTATATTTAATATTACGCCGCCGCCTGTTTCAAGCATTTTGTTGGCAACAGCCTGGGAACAATAAAATGTACCGTTCAGTGCTGCATCTAAACCGGCTTGCCAGTAATCAGGCGTCATAGTTTCGAATCGGCTATCCGGAGTTAAGCCAGCTTCCTTTTTTACTTTAGGATCTTTTGCAGCGTTGTTAATCAAAACATCAATTCTGTCCAATTGTGCGACTACCGAATTGATTGATTCAGGATCGCTCACATCCATGTAATATGCGGTGGCGCACTTTTTGCCATATTTTTCATTCAAAAGGGCGGCCTTTTGTCGGGCCTTATCCTCGTGATGATCTGTAATTATCACAGTAGCACCGTGTTCAACGACCGCCTCTGCGTGTTTTGGGCCGAGCAAGCCGCCGGCCCCTGTAATGAGAACTACCTTTCCTGATAGATCAAATACGTTATGATTCATTATATATCTCCTTTAATAAATTAGCGTGTTGTTGTATTGTGTCTGTTTCGTTACCGCTGACCCCTCTTGCGGTTTGCAGTGAATAAGGGCCCTTGTAGTCATGAAATTTTAACCGTTTAAATATTTTTACAAAATCGGTGTCACCGGACATTGGATATACAGTTTGGGCATCAAATGTTCTGTCTTTTAGATGTACGTTGTTTATCCTATCGTGCAGCACATCAATATATCTTTGATGATCTATACGACATGTAGTAATGTTGCCGGTGTCATACGTGATCCGATAATTATCAGACATATATATAATATCACATATTTTGTCTTTGTCAAGTTCTGCTTCAAAAGAAAACAACAAACCTGGGTATTGATCGGTTATTTTAATAATATTATTACAAAACTCTTTTCTGGTTTGATCATTTTCCATGCTGCTGTCTTCCAAAAGAGGAATTGTTATACACTTGACTTGATTTCTTATGGCTGCTTCGCAGATCGGCTTCAGATTGTGTTCTAAAAACCGTATATATTTAATATTTTCATTTACAAGATTATCAGCACAAACAGAACTTATTGGATAAGAAACCAAATCCTCATAAAAAAAAGGATTTGAACTAAACGACTTGTTTGTAATAATCCACTCTATGTGAAACAAATTAATTGTGGAAAGTAACGCAAACTCTCGTTTCCAATTATCGGGGCATTCCTGAAAACCCTCTGTTGGCGGAGACAACCTTCCTTGTATAATTCCTAATTTCAATTGTACTCCTCTACCAACTCTATAAATGTTCCATCGGGATCCTTACAAAACGTTACCTTTGCTAGCCCATCGGGTGAAATTTGAGGAACACAATTGAACACAATACCGTCACCTTTCATTATATCATATAAATCATCTAAATTTTTGATTGTTAACGCTATATGTGAACATCCAATGTCATTAATTTGGCTATTATTCTTTTTTTGGGGATGAGATATAAAATATAAAAGCTCAATCATGGATTCGTTTTCAGAGACCATCTTTACGGTCCTAATTTCAACATCTTTCATAGAACAAAAATTATCAATATATGCGCCGGATTCAACCATATCTTTCTGTATCTCAAATCCGAAATATTCTCTATAAAACCTAATTGATCTCTCGATATCTGTGACAACAATACCCGTGTGTCTTAATTTAGCCATTTTTTACTCCGCTAAATATCAATGCTCCGCCGGCCATATTTTCATTAATAAGATTTTCATATTCAAGTTCTACTCTTTTATAGAAATTATTTATCTTATTAGACAAAGTATCATTATTGCTTATAATTTCTCCAACAAAAGCTTTTTCAGCTGTGCCCATAGGCTTGTTGTTTTGGTGCCAAAAAACATGATTAAAGAAGGAGTAGTCTAAGAAACTTTTTACATGACCGTCGAAACCAGCCAACTCACAAAGGTCCAATATCGACTTTGATGTAAAGTAATTAATATGTGCCTTATGGTAATAAAAATTCTTATACTCATTGCACTGATAGTTAGTCAACAAAACATCGTTATGATTTGGCACCGCTATTACAAGTCTGCCGCCGGGCCTTAACAGGCTATAACACTTTTTTAAAAACTGACCAGGAGACGGGACGTGTTCGACTACATCAAATGCTACAATAATATCATAAAAGCCTTTCTCTAATTGCACCTTATCGAAAGCTGAGTTGAATACTTTGGCATCCGGACAGTTACTCTCAACAAACCGTGCATCTTCTTTATTTGGCTCTACCACGTGACACTCATTTACGCCAAATTCACACACCTTGGAAGCTATTCCGCCGAAAGAACCACCAATTTCTAGATACTTACTGTCTTTCGTTAAAAACTTTTTGAATAACTCAAGCTGCCTGGTATTCAAAGAATCATACAATCTTAGATGTTCTTCACATTCTTGTTTCTTACCGTCACTGTTAGAGCTAAACTCCTGGCGATACTGTTCTTCATAGAAACTTTCACCCACCCAAACACTTTCGTCTAGCACTCCGTGGCCCGATGGTTCGTGAACCCAAAAGTTTACGTGTCGGCCATCTCTTAATACTATTTGTTTTTGATAAAAATCTTTGGAATCATACTCACTAAATCCAATTTTATTTAAGGTTAACTCATCCATTATAACTCCTTATCGCATTCCTTATAACTTCCATAGACTCTACAATCGCAGACTCTGAAATAGTAAGGGGAGGACCTAACTTAACAGATTCTCTTTTTGTCCAGACGGTAAGGACTCCCTCTTTTACACATTTATCTGTGACGTAGTTTCCCATGTCGCCATCTTTCACAATTATAGCGGATACCATACCTCTTACGTTTACTGTTTCGACGCCTTCTTCTTTCTCTAGCTCTTTATTTAGCTTTTCAAATAGTCGGGCCCGGCGCTTGAAGTCTTCTTGAAAGGTCTCGTCGGTCAGGAACTCAAGGTTTGCCAAACCAGCAGCACAACATAAAGAGTTTCCAGCATGTGTGCTACTCAAATTAGCTTTTATATCAATGTCAATTATCTCCTTAGTGCTCAACACCGCTGAAAGTGGCAGCGAGGATGTTAAGCCCTTACCAACTGTGATAATATCGGGCTCATAATCTCCATAAGTCATGTATCCATACAGCGTGCCCATTCTATAAAAGCCTGATTGTACCTCATCGAAGCAAAACAAAATATTGTTTTCCTTTGCTATCTTGTATAACTTGTCAATATATTTTTGAGGGTAGAATAAAGTTCCCCACCCTTGGTATGTTTCTAAGAAAAACGCAGCAATCTCATCTAATGGTGGAAGCTTATCGATATCCAACTCTTCACCATCTTTGGGAAAAGACAAAAAACAGATATCATCATCCACCATATTGCTCCAAGCGGTGCTCGTAGGTGTTCCACCTATCAGATCTGAACCAAGTACACGACCATGATAGCTGCCCTCAAAAGTAATAATATACTTTTTGTTGTTTTTCTTGGCCCATAGCTTTATCAAACGATAGGCCGCATCGGTTGCTTCGCTTCCAGAGTTCAATAATACGGCTTTTTCAAAGTGAGATGGCGAAATTTGTAACAGTTTTTCAAGAAATTCGACCCTTATGTCTGTGTTATACTGATAACCGAAGGTTAAATCTGCATCAACTTGGTCTTTTATGGCCTGATTAATTTTAGGATTGGAGTGACCAGCATTGGTAACAAGGATACCAGAGGTCATATCGATCCATTTGTTGCCCTTATCATCATATACAGAAAAGTCTTTTGCCTTGTGCCACTTTACTGGCATCTCACATATCGAATTTGGTTCATACTTGTGCTTTATTTCTCGATACTTCTCTACATCAAGTTCAAAATTGGTGGTATTTCTGTGTTTTGTTTTAACCATAAATTGCCTCTATTGTTTTAAAATCATCTATTGTGTCCACTTCGTGGACAAAAGGGGTGACAAATGCCAATATTTTGGTTCCATGTAACGCTGTATCTTGCATGAAGTGCTTTGGCCTAATGATATCTATGCAGCCATTTGGCTGATATGTTTTTGGCAGCCTTTGTCGTGGCCAATTATAGTAATCTCCCTTGTATTCATCGTTGAACAGGCCTTCCCAATATTCACCAGTCTTCTTAAAGAACTTGTATGCTGTCTCAGGGGCCTCATGTGCAGAACGCAAGCCTGTACATTCTGGGTTATCTGTGAAATATTCAACTGCCTGATCTATTATATGTGGCTGAACCATAGGAGTGGTTGCTCTTAGGTGTATTATATCATCATAATCACTTAGGTGTTCTACAGCATGGCGCATAACATCGATATCTAATGCGGTATCGGTCGCATATTTTGTTGGTCTTTGAATTATTGTTGCTCCATATTTTTTTGCTGTTTCAGCTATTTCTTGATCATCTGTTGAAACATATATTTCTGATACATATTTCGACTCTTGGGCTGCTCGAATGGGGTACGCGATCAAAGGTAAACCGTTTAACACACGCACATTCTTTCTTGGCACACCTTTACTCCCGCCGCGTGCAGGAATAATTACTTTAAATCTCTTGTCATCAGAACTGCTCATAATTTTTACTATAGAATATCAGATACCGCTCTTAGTTTTTTCTCAATTGGCAGTTCAGTTTCGTAAATTTTCTTAACTCCGTCGCCTAGCATATTTTCCATGGTTCTTATACCATCCAAAAGAGAACAATAATTTTCAATAGATGCTACCTGATCGGAACCATACAGTGTGCGATCCTTAGTAATGTGGAACTCTACACACTCAGCACCTAGTGCTACCGCTCCCACGCATGCATCATGTCCGTTATAGTGATTGGAAAAACCAATTTTAGTTTCTGGATATTTTTCCTTAAGCGTTGTGATGTGCCTCAGATTAACTTCCTCTGGTGCAGTCGGATAAGTGCTGGTGCATGCTAAGATATATTTAACATTGGTAAGCAATGCTGTTGCCGCAGCTATTTGCTCTGTAGAACACATCCCTGTTGACAGGATGACAGGCTTGTTTGTCTCGTTAAGTCGGCTTAGAAAGGCCTTGTTGGTCGCCAAAGCAGAAGCAACCTTGTGATAATCAACTTCTATGTGCTTTTCAATCAAATCAACACTTTTTAGATCCCAACAAGAAACAATAAAATCTAGTTTCATCTTTTTTGTGAACCGGTGGAGTTCCTTATATTGCTCGATGCTAAACTCAAGCCCTTCTTTTTGCTCTCGGTTTGTGGAACCCCACGGACTATCTCGGGGGCGGTCTAAGTCTTCTTTGTTATAAACTTCGTCAATTGTTCTTTTTTGAAATTTAACCGCATCGCATCCTGACTTGTATGCTCCCACGATCAGTTCTTTGGCCAAATTAATATCACCATTATGGTTGATACCTATTTCGGCAATTATATATGTTTTACCCATTTTATCTCCTATGCTATTATTTTTGGTAAGCCATTTACTTCATGAGACAAGTTGTTTATTCTAATAGATCTAGAATTTGCAATTGTACATAAGTATCTTAAATCACTAATAATTTGACTTCTCTCGCGAGGGTCATCAAAGGCATCTACTCCAGACTTAGAGTGGTCCTCTGCTATTGGTTCATAATTATAACCGGCATGTGTCATGCCAGTATTTTCTAAGGCCTTTTTATACGACATATCAAACCCTGTAACATCTACTGTGTTACACCCTAACCACAGAGCAAACGCAATCATGTGATTAGTGATCGTGTTACAGTGAGTATAAATTTTGTTACACTCATATTTTGCGGCTAGCATATTTTGAAATATCCTATGCTCCCATTGCCATGCGTGCACCAAATCCATTTTGTCTTTTGCTTTCGCAATTTTCAATAGTTGCACAAACTCGCCCTTTCTCGGAATTGTGACAAAAGTATTAATGTTTTTATCTAAACAAATTTCAAAAGGTGTCTTAAGATGCTCATAAGAATTTGCTGCACACCAAAAATCTGGTGTGAAGTCGTCGAAAAAATCGGCTATCTTATGAAAATCATTACATGTAATCTTTACGTGCGAACGATATTTTTCTTTATCGATATCTAAAAGGGATGGGCCGTGGCCCATAACCAAGGCTTGTTTATCCTTATACTTGTCTTTTAACTGTAAGAGTCTCTCAAACCCTTCAAGCATATGCTCGCGGAAAGACTCTTCGTCTGTGATGAGGGGTTCTACGTTGTCGACCACGGTCTTTAGGGTGACGTTTTTAATAAAGTTTCTAATAGCTTCCATAACTTACCAAATGAATTTGTCCTTGCAATATTGTACAATAGGGGCCATCTCGTTGTCAAACACTTTTTGTGGTTTCCAACCCAAAGCTCGTAATTTATCATCATCCAATGCGTAGCGCACATCTTGGCCTTCTCGTTGGGCATTAAGGTCTACATGTTGTTCCCAATTATTGAGAGTACCGTAAAAGGCTTTGATAATTTTCTTAACAGTATCAATATTTGTTTGTTCAAAGCCGCCGGCAACATTATAAATTTCATTTACTTTTCCAGATTCAATTATTGCTATAACAGCTTCAGCAGTATCGGCGGCGTGCAACCAGTTGCGTATTGGTGTGCCTTGGTTGTGAAGATGAATCTTCTTTCCTCTCATGAGGTTTTTAACAGCCAATGGGATTAACTTTTCCGGGTATTGGCCAATTCCGTAGTTGTTGGTCGGTCGTAAAATAATATACTTAATATCATATGTTCTGGCCCACGCATTGATCAACATATCGCCTGCCGCCTTTGCGGCTGAATACGGATTGCTGGGCTTGAGCAAGTCTTTCTCTGTGTGCGCACCAGATTCTATATCTCCATATACCTCGTCTGTGCTTACATGAAAGAACACAGGCCTTTCATTGCAGTTTATTGGTTTAAACCTAACAAGATCCAACAAGTTCTTAACGCCTAGTATATTACTATCAATAAAATCATCACTATTGATGATACTGTTTCCAACATGTGATTCGGCCGCAAAATTAATTACGTAATCGCAGTCATATAGCTTCTTGAGATTTTTAATATCTTTCCTCTCAAAAGTAAAATTAGGATATTCATTGAATTCATCCAACAATTTTGGGTTGGCTGCGTATGTTATTTTGTCTACACCACGAACAATCCACCCCTTTTTAAGAGCCAGCCTGGTAGCGTATGCCCCCATAAAGCCGAGGCAACCTGTGATGTATACTATTTTCATTTCACACTTTTGCGAAAAAATCATTCACTGTTTTTTCTATGTACTTTAACTTTTCTTCTGTTAGACCAACATATGTTCCCAAAAAGAATGAGTTAGTTGTCACCAACTGAGCATTAGGGAAGGTCTTGTTCATATCTCCATATTCGTCTGCCATATGAACATAGCCAGGATGCGCAAGAATATTGCCGGAGAAATAAGAACGCGTTTGAATCTTCGCGGCTTCCAGATGGTTAACAATGTCAAAGCGCGAAAATGGAGCATCTTCCTTAATTGTCAGCAAAAATGCGAACCAACAGGGGTCAGCGTGTTCCGTTGCGACGGGCATGTGAAAGTATTGCTCATAAGGCGCAAATATGGCCCCTAGCTTGGCCCAGTTCTCTCTACGGGCGGTATCTAGCATTGGAAGCTTCTCAAGCTGCTGTAGGCCCATTGCAGCCTGTAAATCAAGGGGTTTTAAATTGTACCCGATTTCGTCAAAAACATATCTGTGGTCATAGACTGCTTCGGGCTGTCCTGGGAGCCAGTTCTTAAAGCGCATTCCACATGCGGTTCCAGACGTTACGTTTCCTGGCCTCATAGAGTTACAGTAACAGGCACGACCCCAGTCACGCATACTCGCGAGAATAGTTCTTGTCTTCTGGCTATTGGTCGCGACAAAGCCGCCTTCGCCCATAGTCATATGATGCGCTGGGAAGAATGAACATGTGGACATGTCACCATAAGAGCCCAGCTTCTTGCCATTGTAATATGAACCCAAAGCATCACAAGCATCTTCCAGAAAAACCAAATCATACTTTTCAACAAGGGTCATCAAGCGGTCCATGTCGGGCGGGTTGCCAAGCACATGAGCAAACATGATGCCTCGAATGTCTGAGTCTTTCTCTAGGAGTTCTTCCACCTTGTCAAGGTCCAAGTTAACACTTGGTAGTTCAACGTCTACAAATACGGGAACGAGATTATGCTGAATAAGTGGATTAATAGTTGTTGGAAAGCAAACTACTGGTGTGATAATCTTGTCGCCATCTTTTAGGCGCTTAGGGAAACGTCGTGACTTGGTGGCCGCGACCATTAACAGGTTAGCAGAACTACCAGAGTTTGTTAGCGCGCCAAACATTTTGCCCAAGTGCGTTGGAAACTTTATCTCAAAGTCTCTCCCGTTCTTTCCGAATATCATCCAGCCATCTAGTATTTGTTTGACGGCAACTAAGTATTCTTTTTCATCAAAGGTGGGGCCCGAATAAGAAACCCAATCTTCACCCGCGGTCCAACTCTCTTGTCCGTGTTTGTGGTGAATGTATTCTTCAACTAAATTTAGAATTTCACCTAACTTCTCATCCATGCGGCCCTCTTTGTGTATGTAATGATATAATATAACCTATTTGCATCAAAAAGTCAATTCTTTTTTTCTTTCCAATTTTCAATTGCGGCCTTAATTGCATCTGCGGCCAATACGGAACAATGAATCTTTACTGGTGGCAATGATAATTCTCGTGCTATGTCTGCGTTTGAAACTTTCATTGCTTCATCAAGCGTCTGTCCTTTTACTATAGTTGTAACAAGCGAGCTTGAAGCTATGGCAGAACCACACCCAAACGTTTTAAACTTAGCATCTTCAATAACACCGTCATCACTAATTCGAAGTTGTAGTTTCATTACATCTCCGCATGCTGGTGCGCCGACCATCCCTGTTCCGACGTCAGGATCGTTGCGATCCATACTCCCTACATTGCGAGGGTTTTCCATATGTTCAATAACTTTATCAGAATAGGACATTCTTTACTCCTTGTTGGTGTTTGAAGGGCATTCCCGTTGTTGTGTGAACGATGCGCCACAGCCGCAAGTATTTGTGGCTTTCTGATTATCAAACTTAAATCCAGCCATCATGATTGATTCTTCGTAATGTACGACCGTGTGCGACAACATCTCTGCACTGTTTGGGTCCAAACAAACTTTAACATTTCCAAATTCCACAGTAACATCATTTTCTCTTTGGCCCTCTTCGATGGCCATAGAATATGAATATCCCGAGCACCCGCCGGCATTAACTCCAACGCGCACGATATCGTTATCTTCGAGAGCAATCTCAAGTTTTTCAATTGCTTCTTTGGTAAAACTAATCATTTCTGTTGTTAGGCTCCTGTATCATCAATGAAGTTAAAGTCTTTGAGGTTCTTGCCTTTTAGAGTAATGGTGGGCGCATTCTTCCATGTGTCTACTTCACGACCTGTTCCGGTACCTTCTTTAACATCACCCATATTTGCTTTGTCCAAGAAGTCATCCTCAGTGAAAACCTTGTCATATCGTACTGGAACTTCCGAGTCTCCATATGTCTTTGAAATAACATTTTCGATGAAACCCTTGTCAACTCCGCAAATACATGGCATGTTCTTCTTGGGATCAAACCATTTGATGTTTAAGCCACGGTTAATAATATCGGCGAGCGGCTCTTCGAAGAAGTTTCCAAGAGACACATGCTGATAGGGGCACGGCATAACATCGCCATATCGAGATATGGGTACCATTCTCTTAACAGCAATACATCCAATATCTCTACCGTAAGAAGGCGTCATGTGCGTAAAGATATCGTACTCTTCCTCAAACTTCTGAAGGATGGCACCTTCCTTCTCGGTCATCATGGCATCTGTTTCGCCCTCGTAAGCGCCTACAGGCTTCGCGTACACAACATATGTGCCGACTTCCTTCTCCTTGGCAAAGTCCAAGAATTTGACCCACTCGTCTGTATAGATTCTATCTTTCCAGATAACCGTAGAAAGGATCAGGTGGAGGCCGGCCTCCTTGCATGCATCAATTGCGCGCATAGCTCTGTCGTATGCGCCGGGCTTGCGTCTAAACGTGTCATGAGCTTCTGCTGTGATACCATCAAGACTTAGCTGCACTTTATCAACCCCAATTTTCTTAAGGTGAACAGCCCTCTTGTAGTCTAAAAACCACCCGTTTGAATCGGTAACCAAATAGAACTTAGAGGGATCGATAGCTTCTACAAGCTCATCATACTCTCTTAGTAGAAGTGGTTCGCCGCCGGTAATAACAAAGTTGGCAAGACCCATCTCGTCTGCCTCTTTGGACAACCTTCTAACATCGTCCATAGTAAACTTACGGCGCCCACTAGCTTCTTCCCAGGCGCGAGGAACATAAAACTTGTCGATGCAGCAGTGCTCGCAATCCATGTTGCATAGATAATCATATTGAAACTGAATAATGGCTATACTTTCGCCATTTGCTATCTTTTCTGGATAAGCTTTCATCTTTTCATAAACTGCTGGCTTGTAATTCTTAAGCCAGTTTTGTCTATCCTTTTCGTCCTTTATAGTCGTAGTTTGCATGATCATGTCTTCGGGTGCAGGATCAAACTTGTTACCCTCCAGTGGTGTTTGGAATATTTTAGAGTGTGAATTCGCCATTATCTGCTCTCCTCGGTTTTTTCAATTTCTATCTTCTCAATAGGGATAAACCAAATTTTGTCACTAGCATCAGTGACTCTATATTGTGGCTTAATTCTACCCCTAATATCATTAATTAATACCCTGCTACCTTTGGATAACGTAACAGTTGTACCATTTTTTCCTTTGCTGTGGATATCCTCGGTCAGGACACCGACTTTATCGTACCATTTTTTCCAATTTTTAATGTTTTCTTTGTGCCACACCTCTCCGGTAACATTAGAAACAAATTCTTTTTTTGACATTTTACTCTCCTAAATTTTTTCGATGCCGTGATCTCTCAAAATTGATATCCCGATATCTGTGTCTATCATCTTTCGAACTTTCGCGGCGACCTCATCAGAATAGCTAGCTGCCATAATGATAACTGCTTTGACTGGCTCTGAGATTAGGCTATTTGGTGACACTATGGGAATATGTGTCGCCGGGGAATGCTTGCCCTGTTTGAAAGTTGCATCGTCTACAATATATTTTATATCATTTTTTATATTTGTTAAAGCAATAATTGCCAAGGCTTGATGACCAGCACCATAAATAGCCACATTTTGAGAACCATAATGAGAAATATATTCTTTTATTTCTTTTGTAATCGTTTCTTGGTGCTTTCTAAAATGTGAAACATCTGTTTTGGTTCTTTTCTTGACAACTGCAGATATTATATAGTCGTACCATATCTCCTTACATTCGATAATCTCGAAACCATTTCTCTCTAATGTCATTCTAAGCGTATCTTTGGTAAAATAATATAAATGATCGCTAATAAATTCTGAGAATAGGTTGTTTCTTAGAATCATATCGAAGTTTGGCACCTCCACAAGCCCTACTGCATCTTCATTTAAGTTGTTAGCTATACCTCTTAACACTTCATTTATATTCGGGAGATGCTCTAGAAAGTTTAGTATAAAAAAGGCATCAAATTTTTTGTTAAAACCCAAGTCTTGGCTTGCGGTTTCAATATAGCCCTTATTAACATTTAGATTGTCTTCCCGACAAGCTCCAACAGAGTCTGCTGAGTACTCTATTCCATACACATTCGCTCCGTGGCCGGCCATTAGTGACATATATTCGCCTTTACCACAACCAACTTCTAAGATATCTTTTCCTTCAAGGTGGTGAGTTTCAATAAAATCCTTAAATTGTTCATCCCTAAAGAGTCCCATCTCCTCAGAAAAAGCAGCAGAACGAATAACCTCTCTATAATATGGCACTGGTGTGCAGTTTAATTGTATTAAACTGCACATATCACACTGACATACTTCTAAATCTTCGCCAGAATCTAAATGCAACGTATCTTCCGTGGGGAAATTTTGTGCAGATTTGGGCATATTTAGTAGCTTAAGTGTGCTAACAAGCTCTCCTTGGCAAACTCTACAGTTGTCTATCATTAATATTCGAAAAGCTCCTTTCTAATAATTTGCTTATTTGCGTTATACCAATTATAC